TTTGCAACTGTGTGGAGTCAAGCCGAACATAGCGCAATAACTGACGCTTATGCAGAATCTATCTCAAACTTAGATTTTACTGGATTCCCAATACAAGAATTTGTTCCGATGTATCAGCTTACCTGGACAACGAACAATTCTTATGTAAACACTGGAAAATGCAGAATTGAAAGGGTTATACCTATAAGTGTAACTGCAGCACAAATAACAAACACTCTCACAAGTAATGATCACAGCGCCTTAATCAATAGAGATGCTATTGGGGCTCACCCTGCAATTGCTATTACTACAGATACAACTCATAGATTTGTCACTGATACACAAATAAGTAATTGGGATGCTAAGCTTGACGCCTCTTCATATACTGCGACAGATGTACTGACTAAGATAAAAACTGTTGACGGCTCCGGAAGTGGGTTAGATGCTGATACGCTAGACAGTTGTCACGTTAATGATTCAGGAACAACAACTTCAGACCTCTGGACTGCATCTAAGATTCAGGCGGCCATCAACGCTGTCATCGGAGCCAATGACGCAATGGTTTATAAGGGCGTTTTAGATTGCAGTGGTGACCCTAATTATCCTGCTGCTGACGCTGGCCATACTTACAAAGTTAGCGTAGCTGGCAAGATTGGCGGAGCAAGCGGAGTAAATGTAGAGATAGGAGATTTACTACTTTGCTGCGTAGACGGTACTGCCTCTGGAACTCAGGCAGTTGTCGGATCTAACTGGGATGTAGTGCAAGTGAATATTGACGGGGCAGTGACTTCAAGTTCTACTTCGTCTACAGATAACACAATTGCAAGATTTGATTTAGTGTCAGGAAAAATAATTCAGAACTCACTTGTAACTATTGATGACGGCGGATCAATTAATATACCGTCAGGTCAAAAGTATAAGATTGACGGCTCAAACCTATCCGCCACTGACGTTGGAGCTGAACCCACTTTAACCAAAGGCAATTTGACCGAAACGACTTCTTCAGTATTAACTATTACCGGAGGCACAAGCTCAATTATAGGCTCTGGCATAGCCATTCAAGTCAAACAGGCTTCTAGTTCGCAGGCAGGATACTTAAGCTCAACCGACTGGACTACATTCAATAACAAGCAAGCCACTTTGGGTTACACACCTGAAGATGCTGCCAATAAGAATGTCGCCAGCGGCTACTGTCCACTTGATGCGAGTATACTCGTTCCTCTGGCAAATATCCCGACTACATTAACAGGAAAAAACGCAGATAAAGTTGATAGCTGCGACGTTAATGACTCAGGAACGACAACTGCTGATTTATGGACCGCGTCTAAGATAATGTCTTATATTGGAGCGCTTAAGTTTAGGACGTTTTAAGGGTTTTTTGACTGTTTGATTTTTTAACAGAGTTACGATACAATATTTGAGAGAGGTGACAAAATACCTCTCCTAAAAAATTCGAACATCATTGATTTGCAACGGAGGGACCTTATGCTTCGTATATCTATACGCCCGCGAAAATGGGAGTAAAGGCATATCAAAGGGTCTAGTGAAAAGTATAAACTTTATCATTAAATTTACGGAGGTGCTTTTATGTCACAGTTAATTCAATTTAAAAGAGGTTTGAAAGCTGCTTTACCATCAGTGGCAAATGCAGGGGAGCCATTATTTACAACAGATACCTTTGAATTGTTCGTTGGTACTGGCACGGGAGTTGTTCCTGTAGTTGGTGTTGACGAAAACGTTAAGGTAGGAGCTTCAGGAACTAAAGATTACTTGAGCGAGGACTACTTCGAACAAGATGGGACAAACCACATCAGAATTAAACAAGATACACTATTAACTGGCGTAGATGCTGACAAGGTTGACGGTAAAAACGTTGATGATGCTCAAACTTCAACTAGCTACCTTTGGACAGCTGGAAAGATCATCACTTACGTTCAACAGTTTGCTAATGGTCTTGACTGGCAGAATTCAGTTCTTAGCATTGCTAGCGTAGATCCTGGAACTCCAGCAGCTGGAGACAGATACTTAGTTGACACAGGAGCTACTGGAGCATTCGCAGGAAAAGATGATAATATCGCTGAATTCGATGGAACAGCTTGGACATTCATTGCTCCAAATCCAGGTTTCGCTGTATACGTTGAAGATGTTAATAAGCAATATACATTCAACGGTACTGCATGGGTTAACTTTGGCTCGACTACAAATCACAACGCTACATCAGGTTTGCAAGGTGGAACAACTAACGAGTATTATCACTTAACTTCTGCTCAACACAGTGGTTTAACTGGTGGATCGGCTACTACTTTGCACACTCATAATTCTGACAACATCACTGAAGGAACAACTAACTTGTTCTTTACTGATGCAAGAGCTATCGCAGCTGTTGGCGGAGCTTTACTTGATACTGATTCCATCGACTTAACTTATTCTGGTGGACAAATTAGTGCAGATCTAAAGAAACAAAACAGTGATTCGATTAATCTTTCCATTGATGCTTCTGGCTTGAAAGCTGATCTTAACTTTGTTGACACAAATACAGTTGATCTAGCTGTAGGTGCTAGCGGATTATCAGCTGATGTTAGAACTCAAAACACTAACAGTGTTAGCTTAAGCTCTGATGCTTCTGGATTAAAAGCTGACCTTAACGTTGTTGATTCTGACTCTATCGACTTCACAGTTGGAGTTAGCGGGTTAACAGCTGTTATATTGAAACAAAATACACCTTCTGTTAGCCTTGGAATAGATGCTTCTGGGTTAAAAGCTGATGTCAATGTAGATGACGCTTCTATCAAAATTGATGGAACAAGTAACTTCATCTATGTTGCAACTGTTGACGGTGGATCATTCTAATATTAAATATAACTCATACAGTTAAAGAAAAGTGGTAGTGGATTTTCCCCACTACCACTTTTTTAAAATAAGGAGGGCGAAAAATATGGCAGTTTTAATTAAATTAAAAAGAGGGTTAAGTTCAAATTTACCTGAAGAAGCAAATATTGGAGAACCTATCTGGGTATCTGACACAAAAGATTTATACATAGGGAACGGAACTGGTCAAGCCCTTACGAAAATTACTGGGGCTGGAGGAGGAACTCTTGATCACAGAGAGCTAAATTATAGAAATGTTACTGGAGCCCATGAAGCACTTTATATAAGCTACGATAACACTTCTAGCGAGCTTCTTGCCACTGAAGTCAATGGAGCTATTGACGAGGTTTTGGGCAGGGCAATGAACATTGATGCTGGGGTGTGGGGCTAATCCACACCCCAGTTTTATATGTTTCCACCATAAGCGTTTGCAAAAACAACGCCTGCAGCGTTGCTCCTTGGATGCAATACTGCTGCTAATTGAGCGTACACACAGGAGTGCATTCCGTCATCAGGCTGCCCTTCAGGGTTATTATACATTAAATCTTCTGACCTTCCATTTTGACTCTTTCTATATTCAGCCTGCTCTGCAAGATGATGGTCAAAAAGCCAAATGTAAATTTCTTTTTCTCTGCCTGGCCATTCAACTTGAAGACTATAAACAGACTTTATATAATTAGAAATTACTTTTGTTCTGTTTACAACCCATTTTTGATCAACAGGATCCCATTTGGTTTCAAGTTTCTGATTAAATGAATAGTAACATGCCGCAACTCTTGCCCCAAAGGATTGCTGAAGCTTTTTATACTGAACAAACCCAAATCCCCAGTCAGCAATACAGTAACACACCTTAAATATTACCATGAGATTTGAAATATCTCTTACCTGATAATCAGGATCTAATTCTTGACTTGTTTGATATCTCTTACAGTAAAGCATTTGAAATTTTCCGGTCAAAGGGCTGTGAGAAAATATAGTAACAACGGTAAAGGATTTCTCGCCTTTACCCCAGTCAATCCCCATAAAATTTTTAGTATTAGCAAAAACATTTTCTGCCCTCGGATAAAGCCTCAAATCATTATTCGATATTTGTGCAAGTATTAGTGGATTAAATGGCTTCTCGGCATTTTCATAACTTCTTCCCAGAACTTCATTATGAAATTTTTCAGATGAATAAGTGGTATACTTTTCCCAGATATCGTCAGCTCGAATCCATGGAACCATAAGTTGCGATATCCTGAAACCTTGAAGTTTTTTACCGGTCTGCAGGGCATACCATCTGCCATTAATGATACTTAACCTTTCAAGTTCCACCTGGCATTTAACACACAGAAAGGCTCTTGGAGATAAATTCTTAACTCCCATGATTTGATATTTTCCGCAGTGACTACATTTAACTACCCATTCATTTTGAGTAGACTTGTCCCAGTATTGCTGAATAGTATTGCTATAGGTTTTAGGAGTGCCTGTATACCATGTAACTCTCATTTTAGCTCCAGCCTCTAAAGCATGCGCCTGAGTCTCTTTTATTACCGGGAGAGCATCTATATGGATATCTTGAATCTCGTCACCCCAAATACCATTGACTGTAATACCTCGGATATTGTCTCCAAGCTCAAAACAATGCTTAAAATAGTTTACTGACCCGTTACTAAACTCTTTTAGCATTACGGCCTGAGCATTATTCTTATCTATAAAATCTTTCTTTATAACGTTTTCTTGGCTATAATCATAAAGCCTGCCTATTCTCTCTCTCGAAAATGTCCTTACCTGATCAGTTAAAGGAGCAAAATAGAGAGCTTTAAAGTACGGAATTAAAAGAGTATAGTTTGCCATGTGAGTAGACTCTGTGGTTGATTTTTCTACCTGTCTACCTGACATGATCATTCCCTCTTCAATGTCTCCGTCATAAATAGGCTTTAAATAATGCCTGTCAGTAAGTCTGAAAGGTCTTCCATCAAGCAGATAAGTACTTTCAGCGAAAACGGAAGGAAGGACTTGAACAGATTCATTTTTTGGCATATTTTCACCCATTTCAAAAGTTTTATAATGCTGCAAAAGCCAGTATAAGCCATAAAATGGCCATAGTCGATATTATGTGCTGCAAGGCACATATGGACGTCTCAAAAGGAAGCAATTTAGACACAGCAATGTGTCATTTATTTTTTAACATTTCTACAGTCATGCCTTCTTCAATAGTTATAATCTTTTCCTCGAAATTATTCTTTACAACATAAAACTTTTTTATGTTTGAGATAAGCCCAGTTTCATTTTTGCATCTTCCAACTACGTTATTGATAAGAGTCCCAAAGCCTACACATTCCCCCGAAATTACATGGTCATCATTTTTAAAGATGATAACAAAGCACCCTGCATACATTGATGCTTCATGCAAAAACATTAATGGCTTAGAGTAGTTTATTATTTCATCCGACCTTAGGAACTTAAATGAATTTATACTTTCCACGTTTGCAAGAATAAGTTCTTGATTTTGTATGAATAATGACTTCCAGTTAGTTCCAATGCCGAGCCATTCTTTAATTTTTTTAATCATTATGGCCTCCAAAGGTTGTTGCTGTTACGAAGCTTGAGTCGCAGCGAACCCCTTCACTGCGAGTGTACTTGCATGTAAAATTAAACTCTGTTATATTGCTCTCCCTTTTAAGATTCAAAATGTCTTTAAAATTGCTTAGCACGGCAACGTTTGCATTGTCGTAAGCAATAATGTGAATATCTCCGTCTAACCCATCCAAGACATCGATAAGCTTTCTTATTACATCCACCTTATACAGCCTCTTCTTTTGGGCAAGGTCTAAGATAGTTTTGTCTTGCTGAGAGCTCAATTCAACTATTGCTTTCTTTTTTTCTAAACCTTTCATAATCATCGAGACACCTTCTTATCAATGTTTTCTTTTATCATAATATATACAGCATAAAAAATCAATATACAAAAACTTGTAGACATATATAACGGGCTTAGATATAATATATATTACATTACTCAGTAAAGTATAAGATAATTGAACGCAAACTTATTCACGTTCGAATGTTTGCGTTCAATTATAAAATTTCAGGAGGAAAAAAAAGATGAAAGTAAAAATTCAAAGAAGTTATACGTTAGAGAATGTTGCGCACGAAGATATTGAAGTGATTGCAGGGGCTTTAAAATTTTACAAAAAAACTTTCCCCCATATAGAGCATGATAATTTAGAAAGAATTTTAAGAGAT